TTATGTAAACCGTGAATAATAGGATCTGAAAAAGATACCATCCAGCTTGTAGATATCTGATCCCATTCGGGAATACAAATTTGCAAGATGCAGATATTGTTGTGTTGTTTCAATACTGACATGTCCAAGGTACAGCCGCAGGGACTCAAGATCTCCACCGCCCAGGATGAACGAAGTTGCAAATGTGTGCCGGAGCAGATGCGGTTTTAATCTTTTCAGATCAGTTTCCCGTTTGATCCGGGCAAAGAGTGACTTCATGGCATCCAGAGTAAATGGTTCTTCCGGATTATTGAGAGAACAGAAGAGGAAGTCATGTTCTGATGTATACGGTCTGTGAAATGTCAGGTATTTATATAATGGCTGCCGAAGTCTTTTCGCCAGAGGAACAATCCTGTCTTTGTCTCCTTTACCATCCAGAACAATAACATAGTTCTCATCAAAATTCACAGATCTGGTTGTCAGATTTACAATATCCCCGGAACGAAGCCCCTCATCAATCATCAGATGGACAATGCAATAATTACGAAGTCCCCGGTAAGTCTTCTGGTTAAATAAATGGTCGATCATATCGACTTCACCCTGAAACAATGGAAGAACAAGTTTCTTTTCAGGTTTGATAATCTTAAAGCCTTTCATGATGTCTTTTTCTATGTATTCATTGTCATAAAGAAAATGAAAGAATGTCCGAACATCAACAGAATAAGTTTTAATGGATCTCTTTGTTATTGGATGATCTACGGTCGGCTTAAATGGATGATCTTCCAGCTTGTTTTTTGACCGTAAAGATACGACATATTTTTTTACATCTATTGTTGAAACGGAATCCAGGGGGATCTCTGATATAGAACAGCCCCGATCCTGTTCCATGAATTTGAAAAAGTAGGATAATGTATTTTTATAATTCTGGATCGTTTTCTCTTTGCAGTATGTCTCACGATCAAAGATAAACATATCATAACCTTGTTTTAAAGATATGTTCATAAGTATGCCCCCTTTTGTATCTCATTTTTTTTCTGCAGTGACTCTGATCAGAACGCAGCTGCATGATAATCGAGATACATTTTTTTCATTGTATTATCAGGATCCTTATGATATTATGTCTGTAAGCAATTCACCAGTATTGATATTGACTATCTGATACTCGTGTGTATCACTATCAACATAAGTCTCCGCCAGTTCACTCGCATTGAATTGGCGGGCTTTTTTCTGTTTATAGCGAAAAGCATCATGGATGTCATTATCATTCAACTGGCAAAGTGCTTCGACACAATCCTGCACAACGGTATCCTGGTTAATTCCTCTCGTATAGATTCCAAGTGTTATGGCTGCATTTATGACTCGTTTCTTCATGATCTCGCTGTTGAGCTTCCGGCAGTACTGACGGATCAGCTTCACATCTTTTGTTCTCACGTTTACGTCTACCATCCTGCAACTGCGAAGTGCTGACCAGAACGCACACAGATCACGTCTTGACTTGTTCACATCCCCATCCGGTTTTACCATCCGAAATACATATTGCGTAAGATAATCAGCTATGATCTTCCGGTTGTCCAGATAATCATAAATTCTTTGAGCAGTCAGTTTCGAACTATTATCCCGGAACGGTACCAGCTGGTAAGTCTTAGAATGTTTCCTCATAGTCTGGTATTCCACGTTCATGATCAGGTTGACCTTCGGAGTAAGTGCATCCGCAAGTTTATGTAACATATCCGGTGACATGGTCACTTGACCCTCAACCACTGCCCGGCACTGCTTCTGGAGCTTCTGATCAGTTCCGTATTCTGAATAGTATTTCAATCGTGCCGTGTCGAGATACTCCCAGGAATGTTTCTTGTAACATTCTTCATAGCAGTACAGATCATATCGGTTGATCAGTCCATTGAACAGCCATACCTTGAAGAACCAAGGTTTATAGTTCTTTTCGATAACTTCCTTGCTTTTCAGATAGATTCTGATAAATACTTTGTCAGATCTTTTCCCCATAGCCACATAATCAATCTCATATCCTTCTGATCCGACTTTTGCCGTATGCATCAGCGCATCCTTGAACCTGTCCACACGCATCTTATAGAAATTTTCCGGTGCAAAGAACTTTTCCGGATTACTTAAGTAATTACTGTGCCAACAATAATCGATCCTGTTTTCCTGACAGTATGCGATATGTAAACCAAAACTGTTACAGATCTGCTCTACAAAACTATAGGAACGTTCAAAGCTCTCATGAACTCCGTACATCCATAGCATATAAGACCGGATCTGAACCACAATCTCGCAAGTAACTGAAAGACCACCATCAGAACCATGAGGGACAACAGGAGCAATAAAAATATCGAACCACTCCGGATTTTCCAGGCATACATTGAAAAAGCCAGCAAACACACCAGACCGGAGATTGAGAGAGCGGTCACAGCCGGGAAAATAAACTGGTACTGATTCCCCATGCCGTGAAGCAAGTAAGGATTTCTTCTTATCAAAGAATTGCCGAAGTTTAAGGACAGCAGCATCTTTTGTATCATCTGTAAAGTCCTCCAGAAGTTTTACACTATAATAAAAAGTATCAATGTTATGCAGGAATTTGTTTTTCTTGAAATCAAACCAGTATTCCCGGTCTGTATCATTGAATTCCTGGTATATTTTCGTATCAGTCAGAACGCGTTTATCTAACAAATTAACACCTCACTTTAGTTTGATAAAGTTTTTGGCGAGAAGGCAGTTTCGCCAAATTTTAAAATTGCCATTTTTTCCAGTATTTACAATACTTTCAGCCACTTTTGTGTTGTATTTTCAGACCACGTATTACAGGCACGTGGCAGGGGCTGAAATGGCTCAGTTTATCCCCCTGCCGCGCGGTCAGACGGGTCCCCCTGACCCCCGTCTTCCCACACAGCAGGGGAACAGACAGAGACATCCCAGGCACAGCCATGCGTCAGTCATGCGTTGCCAAAAATGTATCTCAAAAGTTTCTGATCAGAAATCTTGCTGCAGAAAAAATGAAATACATTATTCCGGGGCATCCAGCATCATGTACGTATCATACAAAGAGTAGTACTTGCGTTTACACTTGAAAAATTCCGATCCGACTTTCTCTTTCATCGGATACCAGACCTTTACACTGATGAACAACTTCGGGGAAAGCATGACTGCACAGAGGAACTTTCCACGAAGACCAAAGTTGCTCACTTTCCGGTGTATGTACTCATACTCGATCAGGCTTCTGATCTGGCGGTCGATCATGCGGTCAAACTGTGCAATCAGGATAATGTCATAGCCGTAATGCCGATGTAAAGTGAAGAAAGACAACCATTTATCACGTCCAACCTTGCTCCACTCACGGGCGTTAAACATCAGCTGGCATTCATCCACGATCAGGAGAAGGGAACTTTCTTTTACTCGTTTCCCTTTAAAATGTTCCTGGGAGAATTGGATCAGGTACTCCGGTGTTATCTCGAGGTTGCTTTTATAGTGAAACAGATCACGTTTTTTGGGCGGGATCCGGTTCAGGTTGATATTGAAGTTGCAGACAACCGGACGACCAGCCCGGAGAAGATGGTATAATCTTTCAGCAACATGCAGGCTCTTCCCTGATCCAGGAGTCCCGGAGTATAAGAAAATCATACGATCACCTCAATCACTCAATCAATTTAATCCAACGGGCTAACACACTGTACAGATAGAAGAGTGCGATAGCAGCAAGCCAGGCTGTCCCGATCTTGAGGATAGTCCCCACCGGGACAAAATAGTTCAGATAGCCAAGATAGGGAAGCTGAGACAGGTTATCAATGGCATCCGCAAAGGGAGAGAGCGGAAGCAGGGACAGGATCACGGACAACAGCTTGTCCAGGATCTCTTTCATAAACTTAATCATAAAATCATCACCCCTTAATCATCTGTTGTCGGGTTATCATCAGCAATCCGATAATAAAAAATATGATCTCGAAGATCCGGAAGATCTTGATCACAGGTTCATAGTCTGACATATCAAGCTTGAACACATGATGATAATCAAGAATCTTCTTACCAGTCCAGGGATTTTCTAATTCCAGATCAAAAGGAAACTCAAACACCGGAGCTTCCGGCTCTGCTTCAAATGCCTGGATCAGATGAACCAGATCAAAAGGAATACAGAATGGGAAAATCTTTTTCAGATCAGCTGTATAATTCTTAGGATCAATATCATTAGAAGTATCTTCATCCGGTTTAGGTGTCACTTCAGGATCAGGGTTCGGGTCGGGGTTCGGGTCAGGATTTGGATCAGGGTTCGGATTAGGATTAGGATCAGGGTTCGGATTAGGGTTTGGATTAGGATTAGGATTCGGATCAGGCTGCTTCTGCAGCTGCTGAATCAATTCCTGAATATAACTGGGAGCTATTTCCGGAGAATAATTCGGATTAATTTCCGGATTTAATTTCTTTACAGTATCAGCTAACTGCTCACCAGAAGGAATCTGCAAAGGGCGGGGAGCTTACTGAGGATATTCCAACTTACCATTATTTTTATAAGTGTTCTGCAGATCTGGATGAACCCAAATATTTTCTTTTGAAAAACGTTTAAAATATTCAGCAGCTTCAGAATCAGAAAGAACAGGCATGTTATTAATTGTAAAATAATCAGTATTTAATCCCAAAAAACCAAAACCCCGATCTACTTCCTTTCCATACTGATATTTAATATATCCATTTGAAATATTAAAAGCTCTTGTTTTGCATATATAAGAATTTTTTCCAAATAAATAAAAAATATCATATTCTTTACAATATGCATAATAAGGATAACCTCCTGATGCAATATAATTTGCATAAACACTAGAAATAGAAGAATCTACACTTTCAGGTGAAACATAACCAACCATCTTATTCCAAAGACTAGAAACCGCCTTCCCCATACATTCCCAAGCCCCTTGTGTCATATTAATAACAGCCGCACCACCAGCAAGTGCAGGAGCAACCAGTTCTTTAAAGGTCGGAATGTCACCCGGTACTGGAACTGTTGTTGGAAATGGGATAGGAGTACTTCCTGGTGCTGGTGTTGGAGAGGGTTGAGGATTCTGACCGCCACCACCATTAATTACCTTAAATCTTTGTTCTTCATATGCCTGTTCTAGATCATCATAATATGGTTTTAATGCTGCCGATCCATCCGTATCCCACCATGTTGCGCTGGATCCATTTTTTATCATGTCAGCAGTAAAGATTGATATACCAAACGACAACAAAATACTTTCCAGAATCTGTGCCGCACCATATCCCGCCACAATTTCAGCAGCCTGAGCTGTCTGGTATGATCCAAAGATTCCGATCACCAGCATATTAACAGCCAGTATCACAGCAACAAGTTTTTTCTTTATCCTTTTCAAGTTTCCCCCTTTCCTGTATCTCGTTTCTTTGCTGCAGTAATCCGGATCCGGCTCATGCTGCATTATTTATGAGATACATCTGCATAAAAAAGGTGAGGAAGGTGTCTCCCTCCCTCACCTTACACCAAGTAAGTAATCCGTTCTGAAAACCCTCAGGCTTTATTTGCAACTTTCTTAAATGCTTTGATACCAAATCCAACAAGGAGAAGAGCTCCCATGATCGGAAGTGCGATCGGAAGGATCTTAGCAACCATACCAGTCATGGAACTTCCAACGGAAGTAAAAGATGTTGTCATGGCAGATTCAACACTAGATAATGCTGAACTGGTATCAGCACCTTCTGCAAATACAGGAACACAGGAAGCAAGCGCAGCACCTGCACCAACTACAGCCGGAACTAATTTTTTCTTAAGATTTGTCATAATAAGAAATCTCCTTTCACTCACTATACTTTTTTAAATATCTTCACTATCCCGTTTAAAGAAAATCCTATAATCATGAAAATGGCGCCACATAGGAACCCTATTGGGATAGAGGATATTGCTAAATGGTTATAATCCTGAATAGTCATAGCTTCATATCCAGGACTTGCGGAAACTTCCGGCCCTGCAGCCGTTTCACTGTCTGTTCCGGTTGTTTCCAGAGTTTCAGTATCTGTCAATTCGAGATCTGTTTCATTCATATTGACCACCTACACACGAAGATAAGAACTAAAGATCTGCACGAGCAGGACACCAGCCACAAAACCAAGCATACAGGCCATGATCGGCATTGCATGGCTCAGATCATCCAGCTTATAATTCATCTCTCTTGTCTCCATCACCAAAGACTCAAGATGTTCATTCTGCTGTTGCAACAGTTCTGTATAATCAATCTGTCCTACTGTATCAGAAGCCGGTACCGTCTCCACTCCTTCATCAGCTTCTTCATTTGAAGTAGCAGAGAGGCCGCCAGAATCACCAGCTTCAGGCTCCACAGCATCTTGCTCAGACTGTACTGGAACTTCTGACTGATCACGTATTTCCGGAACTGCGTCAGAGATGTCTGCAGGTTCCTGATCAGCATCTGAAAACAATGCATCCTCTGCAAAGTCTTCTGCTTCATCTGTGAAAATGTCCGCCATGTCATTTCCTCACCTTCTTATTTTCCTGCTTCCATGCGGATCGATGCTTTACCAACAAATGCCAGGTCTTCCACAGTCAGGACTGGTTTGCCGTCACTGCCGACCTTCATTGACATCGTTGCATCATAGATGCCTGGTACCCAGGTGATCTTGTTACGCATGTCCTCAGGTACAGAACATTTTGCACGCTGCTGTCCGACAGCACCGCCAGAAAGATTCTGCTCCGGGTTCATCAGTTCGCCATTTTCTCCAAACATGAAATAATTCAGAGTCATTCCGGAGTTTCCGGTATCCATCTTCCATACGTTAGCAAATGTTACAAGAATCTTCATTTTGTTCAT